TTGGTGGTGTTTCCAGCAGTGTCAAACTTTGCAAAATCTATATCTGATGATGATAATGAAAGTTCAGTTCTTAGAATATCTTCAATTATGTATATTGGGTTTTCAATTAAATCATTTTCATTAAAACCATTATTTCTTGAATCAGCATCGATAAATGCACCATATTTTCTACCACGACCACAAACATATACAAATTCATATTCTACTGGATAATTTATTGTTTTTGTTCTTGTAAGTGTTATTTCACGATTTAATAACTCTGAAGATGGAATGTTTATTTTTCCTCGTATAGCTTCAGCAACTGTTGTTTCATAATATTCAATTTCATTATATGGTTCAATACCATCAATTTTTAATTCAACTACAAAACCAATCTCTTTAATTTCAACTGTTATCTGGCTTGTCTGAGCTGAAAGTTTTATTTCTAATTGACCTTCAAAGTCAAATGAACTTTTTTGATCAGTAGTTGTAGTTACAACAGATTCTAATTCAGCATTATTTCCTGTAGTAGCAAGGGCATGAGAAGTTGCACCAATTTGTAAAAAATCAAATACACTATCATTGCCAGAAATTGTACCTAATTTTGCAATTGCTTTAGTGCTTATACATTCTCCAATTTTAGGAACTTTAGGAATACCCAAAAAAATACTTCTTGTGTTTGCTGTTGAACCGTCTCCAGCATTAGCAACCAATGTGCCTGATGTAGAAAAACTTCCGTCAACCATATTTGCAACATTAGTTTGACTTCCAGACCCTGAAGTAGTAAAGCTTGTTGTTGTAAGGGGTATATAAATTTTACAAGTATTATCTGCAAATCCTACAGATGGGTTGCCAGAAATTGAAGTTGAACCAGTAATATTAGCATACTTGTTATTTTTATAATAATATATATTTTCTGCATCTAAGGTATGAATAGCTTGATTATCTACTTTGGCAAAAGTTTTCAATTCAGAAACATTAAATTTATTTGTTATGATTGCTGGAAATGCACTTTTATAAAATGGCTTCATACGATCAAAATGAGTGGTTGGAATTGTACCTACATCACCAGTGTAAAAGTCACCATATGCCATTGGTATAGGTTTATTCCTGTTTGATAATGGAATATCATCACCGTTGCCAAGAGTAGATGTTGGTAACTTTTGATGAACTGTTGAACTTTTATCCAACAATGTCAATTTTAAAGAGTCATAATCATAATTTATATCACCAGATATTATCCCTGTTCCAATCATTCTTGTTGAAGTATCAAAAGTGCTTGTTTGATTTGTATTTAAAAATAATTCCCATTTTCTATTACCAAAATTATTAGTTGCGAAAAGGTCTGAAAACCTTCCTCCTTGTATTGATCTTTCTGTATTTATAATTCTTATTGACATATTACTAGATGATGTATTGAAGTCAAAAAAATTACAAGATTGTGATAGGTTTCCCCAACTTGATATAAGACCAAAATACATATCATCCCCATCTGGTCTGTCAATATCTGATAAACCTATAAAATTAGATTCATCATTATAATATAATTTGATTACCCAAAATGCTGTTGTATTTGCATTTTTAAGACTGTTACTAAGGTCTGTATCAAAACTAAGCATTTAACGTAGCACCTAAAGAGGTAGCTTTATTGATTGCTGGTATAAGTTCATTGTTTACATAAGACTCATCAACCACGCCACCTGAAATGTTTACAGTGAGACCCATATTACTTGCAAGGTTTTCTTGCTGTGCTTGATTTAAAATAACCTCACCTGGTGTAAGCATGGCTGGAACTGTATCTTGATTTCCTGATCCTTGTACTATACCACCTTCAGCAAATTTAGGAACTAAACTGTCAAATAATTTTGTAGCAGATGCCGCCAATGCCGCCCCAGTTACTAAGCCTAAAAGACCTTTTCCACCTATTTCTTTGGCTAGTATATCAGCCATCATTTGTGCAAATCTTGCTTGTATAACTTTTCTAACTGCTCCTAAAATACTATCAGAACTTTGCCCTGTTGCTATTGCTTGTTTTATAGCACTTTCTTCAACCTTGTCACCAGTTTTTTCAGCAGATTTACCAGTTGCATCTAAACTTTTGGTCACAACCTCACCTGATTCTTTTGATAACACTGCAACTGTTTTAAAGTAATCACCCCATATTGCTTTAGTCCTTTCTGTAAAATCTGATAAAGTCTGAACTTGATTTTCACCTCCAAAAAATTGTGCAATATCTGTTTCTGCTAATTGTGATGATATAGCATCAACATCTATAAAATCAGACATTTCTAATTTTTCTATGCCAAGTTTCTCACCTAAAAATGAATCTGCAAAAATATTAAATTGTTCTTTAATAATATTGAACATACCAATAAAAATATTTTGAACTTTTGCAGAAACTACTTGTGCAAATATCACCACTGGTTCAAATAAAAATGATGCAATATTCTTTATACCTTCTACTAAATTAGTAAATATGTTTCTAGCAATAGGAATTATTTTACCAAGTGCAAATTGAAAAAGTTCAGGCACAGCATCAAAATTAATTCTTAGTTGCTCTCTTATAGCAGTTAGAAGTGCAGTTAGATTGTTTTTAATGTTTTCAGCAGTAGCACTAAAATCAATGGTAGCAAGAAAGTTTACTGCACTTGATACATCCCTTGAAAAACTTGATAAAATATCTAATGCTGAATTAAATGCTGGTGTTAGTGCAGTTCCTAATGTACCAGCTAAATTTGTTGCAGATGACCTTAAAATATCTATTCTTTGTGATGTTGTAAGCTGTTCTTCTCCCAACCCTTCAACAAGTAATTTTGCTTGTCGCATTGTTTCATTGTTAAATGCTTGTTTTTTTTCTTGATCAGTTAATTGTTTAGTTGATTTGCCAAGTGATTTAGCAAACCTTTCATTTGCCTCATTAGTATCAACCATAATACCAAGATTGTCAAGCATCAACTTTGATTGCCTACCCATACCAGTAACTAATGATTCAACACCAAAGGCAGTGTCTTTTCCAAGTGCTGAACCAAGCCTTTGTGCCACATCAAACATTTCTGACATCTGGTCATTGTTTTCAAATATACCAAGCAACATAGCATTATTTGCTTGAGTCATTAATTCAATATTATCTATTGTACCATCAGTTGCATCTTGAAGTTTTCTTAAAGTATCTTCTGATCCTCCTATCCCTTGAGATAGATTATCAAAACCAGATTTAACAGCTTGTAATTGACTTGATACAGCAATGGTTGTTTTTACACCTTCAATGATACCTTTGGCGGCAAAGAAAGTTGCTCCAGCTTTTAATACACTTTTAGTGATACCTTTAACACCGCTATCAATAGCACCTAAACCACTTTGTGTACCCCTTACACCTTTTAATCCTAATTTTAATATAAGGTTTTTAACTGCCATTCTTTTTCCTTTCGTGGTTAGATATTTTTTGTATTTCGTTTTCTATCACAGTAAAACAATCCATCATCCAAGCATCCATTGAATCAAGGTCTTTTGAAATAGGAACATTAAATTTAGTTACAGAAAAATAGTCAGTGATCATGTGCCAACACCAATCACTTATTACAATAGAGGGATTACAAAAAAAAGGTAATTGATAAAACATACTTTGCCCTACATCAAACCCTTTTTCAGTTGATTCATTAATGATTCTGTAAACTTCATCTATAATGTCCTGTTTATTTTCAAACCTAACTCTCTCAAACAATGTTGGCGATTGGGCATCATAGGGTAGTTCAAACCTATTTTCAGGAACTCCATAATTAGAGAACCATACCGCAGTCCTCAATCGCCAGTAAGGTTTCCCAAATCTAATCCCATATAAGCACCAATGATTGCTGTAAGCACTTCATCTTCTTGCACTGCTGAAAGATTACCTAATGCTTCATCAGCTTTTTTTTCATTATCAAAAGCCAGTAAAGTAAATTCATCACCAAGTTCATGAAGTTCAGTAATATTTTCAGAAGTAAAAACTTTCTTTACTTTCTTATAATACTTCCTTCTTTCTTTCCTAGTTATATCCTTTACTTCAAATTCACCATGTGGTGTATCAACAACCATAATTACCTCCCAATTAGATTACATTGCTGTTAATGCAGTATTTTCAAATGTTTCTAGTTTAAATGCTTCATTGCTTCCATTCTGTACACATTCAAATTCAAGCGTGTGAAATATACCATTTTCAGAAATATCTTGACCAGGATCACCAGTATATTGTACTTCTGCTGTTATTTCCATTTCACCTGAAGCATTTGGTGAACTATCTCCACAAATTAAATTTAATGTCATTGTGTCACCATCTAAGAAGTCTTGAATCACATTATTATCTGCACCATAGTCAAATTCATCATCTAACTTAATAGTAATAGAACCAGTCACCACATATTCAGGAAAAGCATATAATTCAGCATTGCCATTTGTATCAGCACCAACTCTATTAACACCATTTGAGATATTAAAAGAAAATGCTTTCATGATAAAGCTTCTATTATCTTGCCCATCAACATCTAATGTTCTTGTATCAAAGTCCATTACATTAAAATAGGTAGTTTGAGGATCAACCCAAGTTCCATCAAATGTTTGTTCTAAAACTGTTGATGTGCTTACAGGATTGCTGAATCCACTAAAGTAATTACCACTAATAGAAACCAATCCATTATTTGCTCCAACATCTCCAGCAATAGCTAAATCACTTACAACAACACCACATAACTTTATACCCTCACCAGCGGCTGGATAGTAAGCTAAGTTCACACTGTGAGGTATTGCATCACCTCCTATTGCTTCACCTATTGAAGCTGGGTTGCTTGTTCCATCAATTTCCATTTCATGCAAAATAGAGCCACTTTGTCCATTTTCTTGACCAACCAACATAGCGTGTTGAACTAATGTTTTTGGTGTTGCTATCATATCAAAAGGCATAGTAACTGTACCGCCTCTTGTATTTACTATAGTATCACTTGCATTTTTGACAAGACCCCTACCACTTAATAATCTTGATTCTCTTAAAATATTAAATGTTGGTTTACTTGCTTGTACCACTGGTTGTGTAATGTATGCTGTTCCATCATTACCTGAACTATCTAATCCTACTCCAAAAGTTGTCTCTGCCTTTAAGCCATATTTGACATTACTAATTGGAAGCACTCGTGTATCAGCCATTATTTAGCCTCCTTCTTTGATTTTCCTTTTACTTTCTCAACAACTCCCATATCAAGAAGTTCTTGAGCTACTTCCTCAGTTGCCTCTATGACTTCACCAGACCTGAGTTTATCTAATGAACCACTTCCACAAAGCACACCATTTGGGTTTACCCTGTGTAATTTATTTAATTTGCCTTTAATTTTCATGTTATAACCTCTATACTATTGCAATTAAAAGTTGCTATGCCTTTTAGTAATGTATCATCGTCCTCATCTCGTAGGTATTCAATAGATGGTAAATGAGCATCAAACCATACAGAACCATTATTATAAATTTTGTTATTATATATTAATTTTTTTAATCTTTCCATTATCAAAGAGACTTGCTTTATATTTAGCTTGGTATATTGACCGCCGGTTTTTAATTGATATGAAATTTGTATTTCATATTCTCTCTGCTGTCCAGTTGACAAAAAAGTAATAAAATTGTCTGCAACAGGACTTAGTAAAAATGATTGATTGCCTTTATGACTATCATAATATACTGGTGTTTTAAATTCACCATTTATGACAGTAGCAAGACTCTCCATAATGTTATCATAAAAGACGTTTGTAAAATCTACAGGCATTATTGTCTAATAGTCCTTACAGTTTTTATTGCAGTCAATCTTTGATCAAGTTCTCCGCTTACTTCAAGTTCCCATTCATCTGATGTTGTATATAATCCAGGAGAAAATCTCACATACATATTATGACCAATTAGTTGCCAGTATCCGTCTATTATTTCATTTATCGCCATCTGTTCAAGTTTCAACCCATTTTCATTTCCAATGAACGTATTAAATTTTACCGTTGTATTTTCAACACCTGCTGTAAATGTTCCTCCGTTACTTATAATAATTTTAATTAAATCCCAAGGATACGATGATTTTCCTTTAATATCAACTATACCCCCAGTTGTATTTGCATTAATTGAAACAGGCCTTAAAATACCTTTATATTTATTTTCATCTTCATGTTGATATAAAGTTATTTCACCTTTTCGTAACCTGTCTAAAAAACCAGTTTCATCATCATTCATTGCTTGTGATTTTATTTGATCTGCTTTTTCAAAATCATGTGGGCGAACTAAGCTCTCAACTGCCATAATTGCTGTACTTCTTACAATAATTTCAGGGTAGTCATTTCCAACGGCATCCGCAGTGCCAACTCCTTTGTTCGGGTATATAGGAAAGGGGAGGTAACTTCTAACAAAGTCACTGGCACGCTTGACTGCTTCTGTCTTTAAATCATTCCAGTCTCTGGATGCCTCAAACACACTACTATTCAATGTATTAACACTTGTACCTTGAAGATAATACTCAAGTAAGTCAGTAGATGCTGTATATCTATATTGATCATCTGAACTTGGTTGACTTGTTGTTACTGTTAGTTCTTTACCATCTTTATAAACTTGCCCACTACAATCTCCTGTATTATATAGGTAAAATAGGTGAGATGTACCTGAGGCAACCCAATTACTAGATAAAACCTTTTTATGGTCAAATTCGCCTAAATAAGGTTCAATAAACGTAAGGTCTGTGGTTGTGTTGCAATAAGATGGTTGATATGTACTCATGCTTTTGCCTCTGGTATAAAAAATGGTTGTTCAATAATTTCTAATTCTAAATTTCTAATGTTTTCAACAATTTTTATTAACATTTCTTTCTCGTCAATACTTGTATTATCTATTATTATGTTTGTTAAATCAATACAATTAGCAAGATTTTTACATTCCATAATAATATCAAAGGCATTTGCACCATTATTATTTTTAGTAGTTATTTCGTTGATCTTTTCCATTTTAAATATTCAGCGCCTTCATAGGCATTAAAAATTGTAGTAATTAATCTATTATCGTCATCTTCATACTTCGGATCAATAATTGTAACCGGAGCATTAAAAATGTTTTTATCGTCTAAACCTAATTTGTCTGCATAACTATCCATAATTTTAAAACTTGCTACTTGTAGTGCGTGTGAAATTAACCCAGACGCTGGGTCTTTTAAAACTTGATAACCAGAAACATGAATATGCCCACAAGTCAAAATATGATCTTTCCAACCCATTTGAGCCGCCTTTGCAACACCATGAGCAGTATTCCACATTGAATACCCCTTAAAGGTATGCCTTGCATTAATCCTTATTTCTTTTCCATTTGGAAATCTAAGATTTAATCTAGCTCCCCATTTTTCATAAACTCCTTTATGATCTCGCATAATAAAATCTAAAGGGTCACCATCACCTGACCAGACATCGTGATTTCCTGCAACTAGATATAGCCAATTTACACTATTAACAAAATGCTCTGTAAGTCGCCATGATTCTTTGGCTGTTGTTGATTGCTGTCCATATAAAAAAGACAATCTACCAATCCAGTTGTTTTGTACATCGCCTAAATTTCCAGCAAACATTCCATCTGTTTTATTTATCAAATCACATAAAGCATAAACATCAGCAATGTTTGTTCCGTCATCATCAATATGAGGATCACCAAAATGGCAAATCCCAATAGCACCCTCAGTTTTAATATCAATATTAATTAATCTTCTTGATTCTTTTCCCTTTACCTTTACTGAGTATTTTCTTTTTCTGTGTTCGATTAATTCTTCTATAGGAATATAATCAGGATCAGTTATCTCTTTTACAAATTTTGCTTTTTCAAGTATGCTTGGATTAACAGTTCTTTTACCGCATGAATTGCACATCCATTGTTGCCTTTTAGATTTTGCTCTATATAAATAACCATGCTTCCTAATACTTCTACTACCACAATATCTGCATCCTATAATATTACCATCAACATCTTGGACAACATCATTAGCCATATTTCATAACTATTTCTTTAAAATGTTCTTCAGTACCAGCGCCTTTTGATGTGTTGTACCATCTTTTCCAGTATTTGGCTTGGTCGTCAAGTGTTTTAGGCATAGAATGTGGTACCCTCCAATAATGAAGCCTACAAGCAACAATACCGGCAATAAGGTTGGTTGTAAGTATATCCCTCCACTTATCTTCTTCAGGTGCAGTAAAAAAACTCCAATCAAGATAGCATATCTCAGCAACTTTTTTTAGAAGGTCTTTTCTGTATTGCAAGTAATCATTGCACAAAGAAACCATCACCCATGGTTCACACTGCCAAAATCCTCTGGCTATATTTGAGCCACCTTTCTGCATAATATATTTATATTTTGATTCAACTAAGCCAGTTCTATATACTAGCATTTGTGCATCATGACTAGCATATTTAGATCCCATCTTTTCAAGGGTATCCTTTATGACTGTAAGCATTTGTATTGAGTCAATCATTACTTACCTTTAAAAACACCTTCAAGAATATCAGTTACTACATCTACGATTTTTTCAAAGAATATTTGTTCTTTTTCTTCTGAAACAAATGGAATATCAATTCTTTTGTTTATAGCACTAGCAATATTTTTTGCCATCTCATCAGAACCTAAATGATTAATTGCTTCTTGTTGCATTTTTTCAGCTTGTTCTTCAGCAAGTTTTACTAGCATTGACTTTATATTCATTATTGACTCCTATTTTAGATTAGTGAATAAAAAAATTAATATAGCCATACCACCCAAGATGTAATTTCTCCAGTTTTCAAGTGATCTGGTTCTCCCATTAGATATTTTAAGTTGTTCTTTTATATCTGGCAATTCTCTTTGCAAAATAGATTCTATCCTTGCTAATCTTTCTTTAACACTGCTTCTATATTCGTCTATTGTTTCATAATCCATCTTATTTACTCCTAGTTTTACTAGGTGACCATTTAACTTTATTTGCCCACCATGCCGCTGAACTTTTACCTTTCGCTATGTTTTTTCTATGTCGAGATTTAAAAGCTTTTCTTTGTGCTACCGTTTGATTTGTTTTGACTCCTTGCTGACCGAACCTAATTAACTTAGTAACAGTTCTGCCACCCTTCCTGTATCTTGCAAGTACAACATGAGATTTAGTTTTATGTCTTGGTGTTCTCTTAGGTTTGTTATAACCAGACAAACCAAACCTTTTTAATCTAGGATCTTTAGCCATTAGTGTTTTCCATTGATCCTAGACAAACTTCCATCTATTCTTGACACTTGATTATCTAAGTCATTGATGCTAGATGTCATTGCATCAAATTTTCTATCTAACTTATCATCTGATTGATTCCATCTATTTATAAGTTTAATAATCATCCCTTCCATGTTTTCAAGTGTTTCAGATTGCCCTCTATTTTCGACTTTCAATGCTTCTAATTCTTCTTGTTGCTTAGCTGATTTATTTGACATACTAATTACTAAATAAACAAACATAGCACCAACTACACCTATCATTCCAGCTTCACCATATACTGCCATGAAATCCATCAATTATTCTTCCTCAATACTTTATCTAGTAAACTTTTATTCATTTCTGTTAATCTTTGTTCTCTTTCTGCTTCCAAGGGTTTCATTCTTTCATCAAGATTTTCTTCAAATTCAATTAGTGCTTCTTTGATGCTTTCTATTTCTTTTGTATTATCATTTATGTTTGCATTAATTGTAAACCATGCTCCTGTTAGTGTAAACACCATAATAAGTATTTGTACCATCCACTTAACTGATATGTGAATTTGTAACTCATCATTCAATGTTTTAGTTTTCAATTCTTACAACATCCTCAAACTGGTTATGAATCCAGCACCAATTTTGAGTTGGGTACAATCTATGATGGTAATAATGCAATATAGAATCCTTGTCCATTATTTCTATAAAAACTGTATTTGTATCTGTTGGTGTTATTTCCCAACCTCCAACACTCCAACCCCCAGAACAATTAAGGGATGAAAGTGTAAACAACAGAAATATCATAACTTGTACTAATTTCATAATCTACTTCATATTCAATATTCATATAACCATCCACCATGCCATGCTAGTTTCAACAATAATATCTGCAAGGGTATTATATACCCATCTTCTTTTACTTCCATAAGGTTTCCAATTTTCTATATAGTATTCAAAAACTTCCCATAACACACCAATAATAAATACACCCATCACACACCAAAAATCAGACCATCCCCACCACTGGAATACTTTACATAGAAATGCCCCAGCGGCAATGTGGTAGGAAGTCCATCCATCAAGTTGCCCTGTTTTTAATTGCCAAGATACAAGTTTTGATAAAGGGCTTTTCATCGTTCAACCACCTTGTGATTAACTATCTTATGCTTTACAATATCAATGCGACCATGACCATCAGAGTCTTTTAAATTTTCACACTCCTTCACATATGCTTCTTCAATGGTTTTAAATGAGTCACTTTTTTTAATAATGTTCTCACCATTTCTAAGAAAGTAGTTTTTACTTCCTGGATATGTTAATGTAGTAAAAGTTCCATCAGCCAACTTCACTTTTTTAATCATCCCTTTTTTATTATTAAAGTGGATTACTACATCATGGTCATAGGCACATCTGATGATCATTCTTCTTCTGCTTGTCCTTTTGCAAGTGATTCTTCTAACAACCTAATAAACCCATCTTTACTTACAGCTAGTTGCTGTTGAATAAAGTTATTAGAATTTATCTTATCCTCTATGTTTTGCAAGTGAAGATACATTTGCTTTTGTTCATCATTAAAGTCCTTATTGACGTCATATTCAACACCATTTAACATTAATAAGACTGGCTTTTGATTTTGTTTTTTAGCCATTTTCTTTCTCCTGTTTAGTTAACAATTACAATTTTTACAATTACAGCATTTACACATATTATTCTCCAGATTCTTCTTCTGGTTCAACGATGCTATCTGCATACGCTTTCTTTATATCATCTGTCCATAATGCATTTGCTAATGCTTTTAATTCATCTGATTCACCACTTACATCTGCATCTGGCATAAATGATTTTCTATGATATGAAAATGATATTTCTACACCATCTTCCATAATAGATGTTTTACAGCGTTCTTGAATACATTTGTATTCTCCACGCACTTCATAATCGTATGTTTTTTTCTTTTCTAAAGCCATTTATTACTCCTTGTTAGTTCCAGTATAGCATCCACTATACAAAATATGTTATACTTACTAATATAGCTGAGGAAGCAACTAGTGCATTTGCTGAATCATTCACTATAGAAGTAGCGTTACCTGCATAAACACGAATCCTTGCCTCAGCTTCAATGCCAACTACAACAAATTGGTTTACATCAAGCCCAGAAACCCCATAGACTGTTACACTACCACTACACCTTTTTGAAAGCCCAGTTCCATCTCCGAGTGTAAATGGTACGCTAAATGTAAAATATCCATCTGGGCTACTTACAGAACTGACACTTAGTAAGCCATTAACAGTTACCATACTTCCGATTTTTACATAAGATAATTTGTTATTAGTACCATCAAGAGTAACAGTTCCAGAATTACCACAAGTAATAACTGATGTATGTTCGCCTTCTTCGTAATCATCAAGTACATTTGCCCCACCATTTGCTACTTGACTTGCTGGAAATTGAATACCAGCACAATGAACTGTAGCACCACTATCTGATGCCATATAAACATCAGTAATGTCTGCATTACCAATTGTTGCTTTATTAGAGCCTTGTCCAGTTACCCCATATCCTAATACTATTTCATTACCAGCATCTACAGCACTAATATCTGAATCTGCTCCAACAATAACATTCTGAACACCAGCAGTAATAGCATCCCCACAAGCAGAACCGACTGCAACATTTTGCCTTCCTGTACTAACTGAATGAAGAGCATCATATCCAATTGCAGTATTATTATCGTGACTATTCCCAGATGAACCACCTAATGCTTCATATCCAACTGCTGTATTCTGTACTCCTGTAACATTGTGATAACTTGCCGCAAATCCTACTGCAACATTTCTTGATTGATCAGATACATTTTGGGAAAACATACAAGATGTTCCAACTGCAACAGCTCTATTTCCACCATCTTCACTTTTCAGGGCTAATGCACCAACTGCTGTGTTGTAATCTCCTGTACTAAGTGCTAACCCAGCTTGGTGTCCAAAAACTGTATTCTCAGTAGAACCAGATGCAAGTGCAGTACCAGATTGGTAGCCAAAGACTGTATTTAGTGTACCACTATCATTATTAGATATGGAGATTCTGGAGTTGGTATCAAGTTTAAATCTTAAGTCACCAGCAGTAGTTGTAGTGTTTGCACCAACATAAAAGTTTATATTAGTTGCTGAGTTCCAATCACCATTACCACCACCAAGAAGAAGTGTATTAGCTGAAGATGAAGAAGAATATCCAATTAATCTTATGCTTTCTTCAGCATTGGTATAATGAACACCAGTTATGCCACCACTCTTAGATGTGCTATTTGTTCTTGTCCTGTTAGCATCATTATCAGCACCAATGGTGATTCCATCAGCTTGATAGCTTTGAACGTCTAAGTGAGTTTTGGGAGTTGAACCTATACCAATATTTTGACTGGAGTCTATGGTAAGTGCAGTAGTTAAAGTTTTAGTTGACTTATTTGTATATGTTCCAAAACTTAAACTATCTCCATTGTCAACTGCTATTTCACCAACATTTCCATTAATTCCTAATGATAAAAACTGGTCTGCGTGATTGTTGTTAAGGTTCATATATGTTGAACCATTTACTGCACCATCAGCTATCTCTAACTTATCTGATAAGGAACTTGTTCCTATACCTAATCTTCCTGACGAGTCAAATCTTGAAACCTCTGTACTACCAATTAAAAATCTAATAGTTTGACCAGCGTGACTTGCAAGTTTTACTATACCACCAGAACCATCTAATGAAACATTTGTACTTACATCAGAATCATCCAATCGTAAAATTGGTGTTGAGTTGCTAATAAATACATCACCAGCAAAAGTAGCATTGCCATCAGCACCAATAGTAAGTCTTTTTGTAGGTGCAGTATCTGTAGTTACATCTCTTGTATAGAATGTTAAATCACCTTTGGTATCTCCACTTGTAGATGTTTCTTCAAAACCTATATATGCTGGAGCGTTTGTATTGGTTAGTACATCGGTATAACCAAAGCCAATCATAAACTTACCTAATCCACCACTACCAAAATCTTCACTGCCTAATTGTATATATGAATTACTTGCTGTAATACTCAAAGGTGCAGATGCTGAACCATTTGACAAAGTTAGCTTACCTGACGGAAGATTTGTACCTATACCAATTTTTCCACCGCTTGTTATTCGTAATCTTTCTGCACTGCTCCCACCAGTATTAAAAACCACTGCTGAACTATCATCAAATTGTGTTTCTGTCACAATCTGAATAGTGTTTTGTCCAGCATAAGAACCAGTTTTATATCTAATATTTGCTTGAACTCTTGCTCCGTTAGTTGTATTTACGCCAGTATTAGAAAATAATAATGTTTGTCCAGAAGTACCTCCACCCAATTCTAACCTCTTAGTTGGTGTGACTCCTATACCAACATCACCACCAAAAGTAGCATTTTGACTTGAGTCTATGGTAAGTGCAACAGTAGCAGAGCCACCAGATGGAGTTGTAGCAAATTTAATTACACCATCATCTTTATTAGTAGTATCTGCACCACTAAAAAATCCCATATAACCAATCAGAGTACCATTCCACTTACCAAGCATATTACCAATACCACTATCTGCACCTGACCTATTTGCATCTAATATAACTGCATTTGATGTGTCCCCAGCACTATGGATAGTTATACCTTCATCACCAGAGTCTGCTTCGATGTGTAGATTATTTGTGGGCGATGCACCTATACCAACGCTTCCTCCGCTTTCAAGCAAAATTAAATCATTTGTAACTCTTTTTAATGTAGCATCAGCAGTTGTGTTGCTATCAACTAAGTATATACTTGCATTAGCATCAGTAGATTCAAATGATGCCATTACATTATCGCCACTTTTTAAATGCAGTAGGTAACTTGGTGAAAATGTAGAACCAATACCTACTCTTGTATTTTGTGTATCCACCTTGAATACATCACCGCCATCACCGTTCTTACGTACAAGCAAGGCTTCTGTGCTAGTGACATCTATTACTTGTGTACCTTCTATAATCTCATCAAAACTAAGACTACCACCTCCAGATACAGTTAAGTCGCCAGATACTACTAAATCACCATCTATTGTACCACCATTGCCAAAGTCCTCAACAATAGCTTTTAACATTGAACTCTGCATTATACCTCCACTATTCTTACAGCACCAGTTGTAGTGCTTGTAGAATTATAATTGAAATATATTGTGTTCCCTAACCCTCTAGGTACTGTTAAGAATGTCAATGTATTCTTTGGTAATATCATATCATTACTAGCATTTACATTTGTTTCACTTGTTGTGAAATTAAAATGTATTTCTACTGCCGAATGAACTCCAATTGTTCCAGAACTACTTGATAATAATTTGTGGGTTGTGTTATTTACATCTGCTGAACTTCCAGCAGTTCCAGCCGAGGCAACAGTCCATGTACCTCCAACTGTAGTGTTCAATGATTCTTGAACTGAATAAGTGTGTAAGTCTGCCATTTTTTCTTCCTTCCTAAGCTAATAGCAAAGCATGAACGGAACCGTGCTTTGTATATTTATTTTTTCTTTTTTGTTACTTTCTTAGCAACTTTTTTTACTGCTTTTTTAATTGATGCCTTTTTAACTGGTTTTTTATATGGTTCAAGGTCGGTTTCGCTGTTTACCCGAACATATCCTTTACTTTGCAAAAAACCAACTAATTCAGGGTGTTTTTCTAATTGTTCTTTTTCAAGTCTTTCAAGTTTATTATCTAACTTTCTATGCCAATATTCCATATTTAACCTTTCAAAATAGGGGCAAGAAAACCTTACCCCTATCTTTTTTGTAGATTAATCTACGTTTCTGATTTTGATACCTTTCTTGTTATCAGTGTCGTCTATTCTTTTGACTCCGTAGAGCAAATCTGCTACTACCTTGGTGCCTAGTGCGTCTATAGAGTATTCTGACTGAACTCTAACTTCTTGCTGTGCCGCAAATGCACATGCTGTTTTGTGAAAGATAACTCCTGAAATGGTGTTTGAATCACCACCGCTTGATACAGTATTAGACATATATACATCCATACCGTAAAGTGATCCTACCATTCCTGACCTTAATCCTCTGTTACCTTCACCAACTGCATCATTTCTAATAAAGAACTGTGCTATACCAGCAGAAGGATTAAGAATGTCTGCAAATAACTTTGGGTTAACAACCATAGCAACATCCCCATCCATGTAAGGGATACTGTTATCACCTAGTGTTGCCAAAGCTTCTTCAAACTTTGCCGCTGTTAACGTATCATCTGCAGATAAGTTTAAACTTAATTCAAGATTACTTAACTCAGAATAAATATCTGAATCAACTTGTCTTGCAAGCGCTTCACCCATCATTCTTGAATATCTTTCAACCATATCAGCATTTGACTGAATTTCAAGCACATCTTCAAACAACTTTGCTACATACTTATGCTTATTAACAGTAAGTTGTGTCTCTGTTGTTGCAGTTGCATCATAACTTACGTCAGATCCTGCAGATTTATCAGAAGCACTTATTAAACTAATTTCTGGAATATGTAGAACATCACCGAAACCAGCGCCTGAAAATACTGCAGAGTAATCATCAATCAATCCTCTAAAAACAGTATTTCTATCAAAGTATTTATAGATTCCTTCACCCCAGATTTCTGGAATAAAGTGACTATCAGTAGTGGCTGTTGTAGCACTACCTTGATACATTTTTGCCATTTTATTTACCTTTTAACGTATGACTGCAAGATAGCACCCCAATTAGCCCTACGCTCTTCGTTAGACATATCAACCCAACTTTTATTGTTAGTATTGACAGTTGCAGAAGGTGTTGAGCTTGTATCTGGTACTTTCTCTTGCACTTCAATTTTAAGTTTTTCAGATAAGGTTCTTAATTGTGAAACAGATAAATCTTTAAATGTTTCTCTTTCTTCCTCACCTAATGAATTAAGCAGTTCTTCTTTGTAAGCTTCTTCAGCACCTTTTAAGCGTTCATAATCAGTTTTTATTAAATCTAATTCTGATTGTCTTTTTGTTGCTAATTCTTCCCACTTGTTTTGCTCAGCAAGTTCTTCTTCTTTTTTCTTTTCTAAAGAAGATTGTAACTCAGCAAGTTTAGATTCTGCTTCTTGAGCCCTTGTTCTGTACTTTTTGCTTTCTGCAATTAAGTTACCAACATCAGGCGATTCGGTAACTTGTTCCTGGCTATTAGTTGCCACCTCTTGTACGTTATCTTGTACTGTTTCTGTTGTAGTTTCAGACATTCTGCCTTCCTTTTACTTGTTAAAATTTACATTAACATATATATAATTTAAAATCATCATTGTTTGGTAGATATAATAATATCTTTTTTGGCAAACTTAATTATTCTTTCATCAATAATTTTATCAAAGTAATCCTGTACAAAATCTTCATTTTTATCATTCAATCCAAAAATATTTCTACCCATCTTGGCATTATCTTCTACTTTCTTAGCTTCTCTATAATTTAATTCTACACTTATGTTTGTTGCTCTTTGTGCTTTTATTGAATTTAACATTTTGCCAGTTAATCTTAAATCTGGAGGTGATGTTTGATTACTTTCTGCCTTGCCTTTTGATGTTGCTTTTCCTTGTGATTTTCTTAAAGCATATTTAAAACTATATTCTGGGAAATCTCTACTTTTACCAGAACCATCTTGGCTAATTCCTTTCACTGTATCTTGTAATATTTTAGTAACAAGTTTACCACCAAGCACCAACCACTGTGTTTTCTTTGTTTGTAATAAGTTTCTAAATTTTACTTTCATGCTTTAAGTGTCCAACTATGCCTACAATTAAATCCGCCCCTTAATCCAAATGGAGTTTTTAAATTATTTACTTCTTCTTCAGTATATCCCTCTGCTGGTTCATTTAATATTGTTTGTTTGCATATATCCCTTGTTCTTGTATCATTTGGTCCGAAATATGTCCATCTTACATCTTGTCCTTTAAATACTTGATACCTTGCAGTGTCATCAAAGGTTTTAATTGCAGTATCTACAGCAACATTTAACTGATAATCTGCAAGTTTAGTTTGAGATAATAAATCAACAACCTCGTTTGATGGTCTGCCATTATATAAGTTTTCAAATATTAAATTAGTTAATGTGGTTGAATGTTCCTGTGCCTTTCCTAATAACTCAGCAGTTTTTAATTCTTGTAATGTTTGAAGTCCTTGCAACCCTTCACCAACAGTAAATGCAATTCCTCTTGATTGTGCCAAAGCAATTGAATCTTGCAATAGTTCACCATATCCATTTTCTAAATTATTTAAGGCATCACCATATCCAGCATTTATTAGTTCATCAAACAGATTTAATTGACCTATGGCATCTATTAATTGCCTGTCACTTAATCCACTTAAGCCATCTACCACCCTTGATAAGTTTGAGTTAAATGAACTTTCTAATGTACCTATCTCTGATATAAACCTATCAACTACCGACTGGGGTTGTGCCATTTAGTATTCTTTGAAATGTTGATTGTGGTTGTGGTGGTTCAGGTGGTGCTTGTTCTTCTTGTATTTCACCTAGTTTTTCTTCTAGTTCTGCATCACTCATATCTTTATTAAAATATAATAATATATCTTTTTGAGTCATTACTCCATTAGCTAGTTTCCAATCAAGTAATTTTAATTCTTGATCTGTACTCATTGGGTAACTTGTCTCAGCAAAATCAACCGTATATTCATCAGGCAAATTCATTGCATTATGTACTTCTAATATTCTTTTATCAATTTTGTATCTATCATGCTCCCAATCTCTGAAGATTGCAATATCACTTTCTCTCGCCTCAAGATTTTCAATTTCTAATATTTTAAGTGCTTCTCCAGATGGTGCATTGCCTACAGAATCACCCCATCTAATTCTAAGCTGGTTGTTTTCTGCAACTTGATTTGCCATTGATTTTGTTGCTTCAATCATTTCAACTAAACTACCTCCTGGCGATACATAATTAAATGAGGCGCCTTCTGGTAATATGTAAGCATTATCAATCCCAGCAGTCAGTTTACTTTGCCCATCTTCAATGCCTGTAAATACTGCTTGTCCTAATCTAAATCGTACACTTAATGCTATCTCAGTCATTGCTATTGCTATATGCAAAGCGGTTCTAGTAACATCGTAACTATTTTTAGAAAATTTTACTTTACTTATTGGTAAAATATCATAAGGATTTAACATTTCAACATTTGAACCTACAGCGTATCTTCTGCCTTTTTGATCAAACTCAAAGTGCATACCTTGCACTCCGTCTCTTGTCTCTGACCAAAATACATACCTTTTATTTGAGTCATCCATAGATTCTATTTCATAACTATAACCAAATGGTTCATCTTCTCCATATACATAAAACTCATGCACTTTTGGTAAAATTTCATATTCTAATCTTAATTTTTTTTCATTATATCTTGTTCTCATATAACAACAACCAAGCAACCAACTTAATTCAGCATATTCTCGAGTTTTAGTATTTAACTTATATGCAACTTCATTATATAAGTCATTTTGCTCACGATTAATTAATCTTAATGGCGGTTGTTTATACAGCATCATTCTTGCCTTAGCAAATCTAGGAACACATGAACTTATAAACGGAGGCACTTGACTAAGTGATTCACTGGCAAACCAAGGATCTAAGTGACTGTCTAAATTTTCATTATAATAAAAGTCGAGTGATTCCATCATATTATAGTTTTCTTGCTCAACTCTATTATGACCTGCTTTCTTTATACTTTGCAAAACTGTCATTTCTGAAAGCTCTGGGATAACAACTCTATTTACTGATTTACCAAAATTATACATATTTGCCTCTTACCATTTCATTGATGAACCAATCATCCTTCTTATTGGAAACTTATATTCAATTCCGTAACTGCAAGCATCCAAAGCATGAGTTAATTCCATGTTATCTTTTGCCAGACCTCCTCTTTTATCCCGTTGGCATTGTTCTAAATCTTTTATTAAATAAATACATTTAGGATCTATTGTCATACCAATGTTACCCTCAGCATCTTTTAACTTTCTATTTAACGAGTTTAACCTGTCTATATGACTAGGATGTGACTTTTTCGCCCTAATTAAAAATCCATGGTCTCTTAGTATTTGGTGATCACTTCGTCTTGATGTTGTACTTCTTGCTTTACCAGCTGGGTCTGGATACACTTCAGTATTAGGAGCAATCTTTTTCATAGCTAATGCCAGCTCTTCTGTATTACTATTCTTTAATCTAACTTCATCGTAAAAGTGTAATGTGCCATCAGTGTATTCTGTACATAACACAGCAGTATTATAATCAACATTAAAATCACAACCCCACCATAACTTACCAGATAATTCTTTTGCTTTTTTGCAATGTGTTTGTCTGTCAAAATTCCATGCCGCTCTATTACCAGTTGTTTCAAATGAACCTTCAAATTCTTGTTTAAAGACAACAGAATCCATTGTTCTTTTTGCAAGTTCTACCTCTTCTTTTGGTACAAATCCGCCTTGCAAAGTTGTAAACTGCCATGACTTCCATTCTGGCTCTGATTGTCCTTTCATATATAAATCATACATAGCATCATATCCATTAGGAGTACCAATAAAAAGGCATTTGCCTTGTGTTGTGGCTAACATAGGCATAATAATTTCTTCCCATACATGAGGTTTAATATAAGCCATTTCATCCATGACCGCTCTTGTTAATTCAACACCTCTTAAATTATTTTCATTATCTGCACCTTTTACAGATAACTCTGCTCCATTGTTAAATATAACGCTCATCTCTGATTCATTTAATTTAGCATTCTCAAAATTAGAAAACATCTGCCTTAGTATTGGAAATACAATCATCTTAC